GCGTATTATCCGCTATTGTTAGTATTTCAACAATTCAACCGATAGTTACTTTATTTGCCGGTTTGATTGCAATTGTTTCAGGTATAATGGCTATTCGCTATTATTACAACGCAACCAAAAAAGTAAAGAATGATTAAGAATTTAGTAATTACAATTTTATTGGTTGTCGTTGCTTTATTCTTATTATCAGATCCTTCATACAAGGGCGGTTCTGTTACAATTGTACGCGACACGGTTTACCAACAGAAAACTTTTACTAAATATAAGAAAGGAGATTCTATTCCTTTTGTAGTTTTAGATACTATATACTTAATAGATCAGATCCACGATACAATTAAGATCATATCCGATTATAGCCGTGTATATGCGTATTCAGATACGATTGCAATTGATACGAACAATATCGTATATATTCAAGATACAATAAGTCAAAACAGAATTTTAGGACGTGGCTTTAGTGCCAAATTAAGCGAAAAGAATATAATTGAAACGCGCACAATTACACAAAAGGTTAAGAATGCCCTTTATTTAGGCATTACAACCGATTTCAGACAGGATAAAACAATTGACAACTTAGGCATTGGCGCAATATATAGAGTTAAAAATAAGGCTTTAATCGGCTTTAATTTAAAAGCAGGTCAATCTGTAAAATATGGGCTTGGTTTCTATTTAAAATTATAATCATATATAATGGCAGCGAGCAAAAAATTAGACGTTTCAGCAAATCCCCTTCCAATAAGTTTTAAAGACTTTAGTAAAAACCCTGTGGTTGGAACTATGTTTTTAGTAATTATTGGAATTTCTGTTTTATATATTGACATACGCGGAACTTTTAATAATCAGATTGAAGGGCAAGGTCGTAAAATTGAAAAATTAGAATCCCGTGTAGATTTGGTAAGCGACGCCCTGCGCCGTTGTGATTCTTCATTGGCTTCAGCTACGACTAAACTTTCAACTTTAGAGCAATTAGGTAAGATCCAAAAAATTAAATAATGAAATATTTATTTATTCTATTCTTATTTGGGTGTAGTGTATCGGCACAAAAAACAAGTGAAGAACAAGAACAAGAACGTGAGTTTCAACAACTTATGTCAAAAGTTACTGAAACGAATGATCGATCAGTTAAGGTACAGGAAGCCGCAACAAAAAAAGAAGCTGAATTAGTTACAAAAGCAGTTGCAACAATTATTAAAATGAAGGGTGAAATTAAAGATTTAAAAACTGAATTAAATGAAGTCAAAAGCAAGTTGGATTCTGTTACTATTGATACCGGTGGCAAATTTATGTTATTGCCAATATCCAATAACTAAAAAGATAGGCGAAGACACGGTTGTTATAATGACTTTGAAACAAGGCGAACAAATTAATAAAACATTTAATAAGTTCGGTCAGGATTTAAATTTAACAAAGGATAGTTTAAAAATAAAACGCGCGCAATATGATAGCTTATTCAATACAATATCTTTGGTTAAGGATTCGTTCTATGATTGGAAGTGGAAATATAAAGAAAATAAAAGAATCTATGAAGCGTATAATGAAAATCAAAGAAAAATTGAAAAGTTACACGCAGCAAGTAAATTAATATTAATAGGAATAATTATTTTACAATTTAGTCAATTATAATATGAAACAATTTTTTACGGAAGACAATGGTCGATTTAGTATGAAAAGGCTTTGCGGTCTTATGTGCGTAGTTGCATTATGCGTTACTATGTATCATAATAGCTTTAGCGAGTTATCAAAAGCACCAAGCGAGGCATTAGTTTACGCAGTTGCAAGTTTAGCATTTGGTTGTTTAGGATTAACAACGGCAGAAAAAATATTCAAGAAGAATGACTAATTATGAAAAAAGAGTGCTAACTTTTGTTGGCATTTTATATATAGGATTATTATTTTATTTATTTAATTATATTTTATGAAATTAAGCGAACATTTAGATCTATCAGAAGTTATAAGAAGTGAAAGCGCAAAGCGAAACGGCATTAGTAATATGCCAACAGAGCAACACATTGCTAATTTTAAACTATTAGCAGAAAAGGTATTCGAGCCAATACGAAATAATTTTCGTTGCCCTATTCACATTTCAAGTGGGTATAGATCCATTGAACTTAATCGTGCGGTTAAGGGAAGTTTAACAAGCCAACATTGTCAGGGTGAAGCCATTGATATTGATATGGACGGGACGCCGCACGGAGTCACAAATAAAATGGTTTTTAATTATATTAAAGACAATTTAGAATTTGATCAATTGATTTGGGAATTTGGGACAAATGATAATCCTGATTGGGTTCACGTTTCATACGAAAGCACCGGCAAACAAAGAAAGCAAGTATTAAAAGCAATAAGAGTAAACGGGAGTACACAATATAAAAACTACTAAATGACTAACCCAAACCTAAAAACAAAACGTAGAAGACTATTTTTTGATATAGAAACTTCGCCAAATATCGGTTTGTTTTGGGAAGCAGGATATAAAAAAAATATTGATTACTCAAATATAATTCAAGAACGTGCAATTATCTGTATATGCTATAAGTGGGAAGACGAAAAGGAAGTTTATTCTTTACATTGGGACGCTAAGCAGAATGATAAACGTATGCTTGAACAATTTATCGAGGTTGCAAATGTGGCTAATGAAATGGTCGGTCATAACGGGGATAAATTCGACTTGGCTTGGATCAGGACAAGGTGCTTGTTTCACAATATCCAAATGTTCCCAAAATATACAACTATTGATACTTTAAAAGTTGCGCGTCAAAAGTTTAGATTTAATTCAAATAGGCTTAATTATATAGCTGATTTTTTAGGTTTAGGACAAAAGATTAAAACAGAATATAGTCTTTGGAAAAATATTCTTTTGCATAAAGATAAAGTGGCTATGGAAGCTATGATAAAGTATTGTAAAAAGGATGTAGTTTTACTTGAAAAGGTTTTCAAATTATTAAGCGCGCATATTGAACCAAAAACACATTATGGTGTTATTTTTGGACAAGATAGAGGAACTTGCCCTGAATGTGGATCGGACGATTTAATAAAAAATAATAAAGTTGTAACTGCAACAGGATTAACGCGCATACAATATAAGTGCAAAACCTGCAATAAATTTCATTCTAAAACCGATAAATAATGTCCAAAATTTTATACAATATAATAGACGATCTTTTAGCCCGTGAAGATAAAGGGATAAAAGAATACGGAACGACAATGGATCGAACTGATCTTTCAGAAATAGAATGGTTGCAGCACGCATATGAAGAAGCCTTAGACTTATCTATATATTTAAAAAAACTTATAAAAATTAAAAACAATGCGCTATCCAAAAGGATTTAATAAATGGACACTTCAACAACAAGAAGAATTTTTTATTAAAAAACTGCAAGAGTTATATAATATAGAGCAGGAAATCCGTCATACATTGGCAAAGATTCGTGGCGGAAACAGAATGGAATATAAAGAAATTGAAAGACCTGATGAAATACTTTTAAAAGATTTATAATGTCTGAAGAAAAAGAGCCTGAAATTACGGAAGAAATTGAGTGGGAAGATGCAGAAGCGACCACGAGAAGTGATCTAATTAGCTGCGCCTATTATGCAATGTCTGCTGTTGAGGATATTGATTTAACTTTAATATCTAAAATAGAAGCTAATAAAATACGCCGTATAAAAAGGCAATCCTTAGATATAATTGCAGAGGTGATCGGGGAAATGCACGCTGAAATCTTTGATGTAGAAGAAGATATATAAATAAATAATTATATATAATGTATTGCCGCTTATAATAAGTGGCTTTTTTTTGTAAAATAAATTAATAAAGTGTATATTTTATGGATAAAAGATGTATATTTGTAATGCCGTAATAAAACCATACGGCATAAATACTATGAAAAGTTTTAAATTTATTGGTGAAGCCAAATTCGGCAAACCTGAAGACATTTTTTATTACACTACCGAAGATGACCATTATATACCGGATTCGGGTAGTCATATAAAAGAAACTGCTTATGAAAAGTTTTTAATCTTAGCGCAGGGCGGTTCTTTAAAACCTACAAAAGAAATATTTGAAGAAATATTATTTGAACCTAAAAATTAAAAAATGAATACATTACACGAATTAGAAAATCTAAGGGATAAGGTAAGTTATTATGAATGGCTTTTTGAAATTAGTAATAAAGCTAATGCAAGAAATCGTTACGATTTATTAAAGAATGCGCGTAGAAATTTAAAAGAATTTAAAGCTAAATATTATCCGCATTTATTAGTTCAACCTAAAAACCCTTTCCCGCCAATACCATTTACACCAATGTCAGAATGGACAGAAAGATTTGAAGAATACGGGGATATGTATTAAATTTATAAACCTAAAAAAACCTATATGAAATTAATAAACATTCAAGCAGAATTAAAAGCGCCTAAAAATCAAACCAATTCATTTGGTAAATATAAATACAGAAGCGCAGAGGATATAATTGAAGCAGTAAAGCCAATTTTATTTAAATATCAAACCGCGCTATTAATTAGTGATGAAATAGTACAAGTAGCCGATCGAGTTTATGTAAAGGCAACGGCAATGCTAATAGATGAAAATAATGAGGAATTACCCGTCAAAGTTTATGGTTGGGCGCGCGAAGAAGAAATAAAAAAAGGAATGGACGCAGCGCAGATCACCGGATCGGCAAGTTCATATGCGCGTAAATATGCACTTAATGGATTATTTGCAATTGATGACACTAAGGATTCAGATGCAACAAATGAACATAAGGACGAAGTTGGCGAAGAAAAGCGTATGAAATTAATAACTTTATTAGAGAATACTATTTGGGATGAAACCCTAAAAAGTAAGCAGGCTATAAAGATTAGCGCATACACTACGAACGATCAATATGATAAAGCACTTAAAATTATTTTAGCAAACCAAAATAAATAATTATGCAAGAAACTTATCAGGACTTAGAAAACGGAATGCAAAATTTATTACCAATGGAACGTCAGATGCTACTTGCAAAAGTATATCACTACGCTTGGTATAATGAGAAAGCATATAAAGATTTAATTCTTTTTATAAATCATTGGGAAATGCATTCAGAATTTAAAGCAGTATTTTTTAATCAGGGTTCAGAAGAATCCACAAACCAAATATAAAATGTCAGAAGTAAAAAAAGAGTCAATCGGTGCTTGGAAAAACCAAACGAAAGACGGAAAAGAAGTAATTAAATTTACAATTAATGGTCAAAGGTATAATATGTGGGTTAATTCCTATAAGGATAAAAATTCGCAGCCTGACTATAAGATTTATGAGGACAATTATGTAGCACCAACAGGTCAAGTACAGGAAACTAAAACATTAACAGATGACGATTTATTTTAACCTATGGAATTTAATAACAATTTAATACAATGTTACAAAGATCAATTGCAGAGTTTACGAATGTTTCATAAAGAATTAGTAAAAGCTAAATTAATAACAGATGATCTTGCAATAGGTTCAGTTTCTACAAGTATTCTTCCACATAGATTAGTTGAATTAGTTGAGGATGTTTTTGATACAAGTATTCAAATTAAGAACAGAAGCCAAAGCGTAATTTTTGGACGAAAGGCGGCGGCTTATATTCTTAAAAAATATACTCAATTATCACTTAATGAAATAGCTAAGCATATAGGAGTGGGAGATCATACAACCGTGATTTATAACATAAAAACTGCGGAAAATCTAATGGATACCGAAGAATGGTATAAAGAAAAAGTTGATGAAATTGAGAAAGAAATTGAAAATTTTAGTAACTTTGTAAAAGAATAAAGAAAACGTTATGGTACAACGTAGTTTAAATATATTGGATCAAGGGCGAGCAGGTAGTACCATTATCTGTGAGCCTGCGATCCTTTTTTAATTTATGTCAAAAGATCCTGCCGTGCTATTTTATACAAGCGATTTTTTAAGCGGAACGTTTACAATGACTGACGAGCAAGTCGGTAAATATATCAGGCTTTTATGCCTTCAGCATCAAAAAGGAAAGCTAACTGAAAAGGATATGTTAAGCATATGCAAAGCATATGATAATGAAATTTGGGAAAAATTTGATCAGGTGGACGGGTTTTTTCTTAACGATCGAATGTATAATGAATCAATTAGAAGGTCAAAATTTACAGAAAGTAGGCGCAATAATGCAAAATCAGTAAAAAATGATAGCACAAGCGAAGCACTTGCTAAGCATATGCCTATGCATATGGAAACTGAAACTGAAACTATAAGTGTAAATAAAGATATATTTATAAATAATATAGAACCTTTTAAAAATTTATTAAGTGAATCATATCAAGAATTTATTGATTATTGGACAGAACCATCAAAAAGCGGTAAATTACGCTATGAAGCACAAAAGTTTTTTGATATTAAACGCCGAGTAAATACTTGGTTACAAAATAAAAATAAATATGGAAATTCAAAAAATACTGACCCAACTGCCACAAGTCGCAAACGAATGGAAGACCTTGCCAATTGGGTTAATAGAGCGTGATGATCTGCCAATAATAGAAGCCTTTAAAGGGGATAAATTAAACCTTATTAGCCCTGTAACGCTTAGGGAAAATTTAGCCTATATCTTTACACTTATAGGATTAACCCGCCTTCCGGATGTAGTTGAATTGGAAGTTATTGAGGATTATATAAGAACTACATATCCTTTTTTTACTATACAGGAAATGCGAATAGCTTTTAAAATGGCGGTTCAGGGGAAGTTTGATTGTAATATTGAGCATTATGAAAAATTTAGCCCTAAGTATATTTCAGGAATTATGAACGCCTATAAAGCAAAAGCAAATCAAGTAAGAAAAAATTTACCACCGCCACCCGAAGAACCGGTTAAGCAATTAACAGACGAGGAAATTGTGGACTTTACAAAAAATGAATGGCTAAATGGAAAGCGTGAAGACTTTAATCGAGTATTTAATGCGGATAAAGTTTTTATGATCCTATTAAAACAAGGGAAGCTGAAATTTACGCAGGATCAGATATTAGAAACTATCAAGGTAGTAAGGGAAGACAACCTATATAGGCTAAATAGAATGCATCCATTAGAAGCTAAGGAGTTTAGCAAGCAAATAAAAAAAGAGGATTTTATTGAATCACAATGTAAAAAATTAGCATTAGTTAAATATTTTGAAAATTTATCAAGTTAAATACACGCATTACGGAACTACAAAATATTGCTATACAGACAATTTCATTGACTTTTATGCAAATTATCCGGAAGTGGAAACAAAAAAAAATAGGCTATTATTTAAAAAAGAATTTTATGAAAAAGTGCAACAAGTGCAAAGAGAACTTAAATTGGGATAAATTTAGGAAGGACAGACGAAACTCTGACGGATATTATGGTTATTGTAAAGTATGCGCAAAAGAAGTAAACGATCAATATAAAAACAAAATTAAAGAAGGAATTATAAAAGCCTTTTAATTATGGATATATCAGCAAACGATCTAACAAAGTGGGCAAAAAAGAACCTTGAATTAATTGGTTGGCGGTTAAATAGGGTGAACAATATTCCATTTGGAAAGCGAAAAGGAACAATACAAAAAGGGTGGGCGGATCTGCAAGGCTACACTGAAAAAGGTATTTATGTAGCGGTCGAAGTTAAAAAGATAGGTGATAAACTAAGCCTTGAACAAAAGGATAGGTTAAAAGATATTTACGAATGTGGCGGAATTGTGTATATTTGTACTGAAGTCGATTCTAAACCCACATTAGTAGAATGGTCAAAAATGAAATTTTAGCAGAATATTGGGACTTAAAAGAAGTCAATGATGCGTTTGCTAAGATGCAGCCTGAAGAATTACAATATGATTTAAAGGCAGAAGTTTTTTTAGTTCTTTGTGAAATGAATGAAGATAAATTAAAGGGAATGTACGAAAGGAATGAATTGAAATTCTATATAGTACGAATTATGCTTAATATGATTAAAAGTGATCGAAGTACATTTTATAAAAATTATAGAAATCATATTGAGTTTGTTGATGTGGATAAGGATTTCGAAATTATCAATTATGATAAAATGGATTTGATTGATAAACTTGAAAAGAATTTAGAAGGACTGCATTGGTATAATAAAGAGATTTTAAAACTTTACGCTATTGACTTTAAAAAGAACGCAAAAGAGTTAAGTCGTAAAACAGGAATCCCTTATATGTCATTAGTTAGAACTATAAATAAAACCAAAAAACAAATGAAAACAAATATTAGAAAATGATTTTATCAATTTTAACTGCTATCTGTGCATCATTATTTTTTACTGAAATTCATAACCTGCACCATAAATGGGGAATCAATTTCAAGCCCTTTAATTGCGGAAGTTGTTTGGCTGCGTGGATTGCACCAATACACTATCTCCTACCTGAATTAATCCAAAATATAACTTCAACAATGTTTATAGCAGGATTTTTAGCGCCAATAATAACTAAATTAATGTGGAACTATTTATGGAAATAAAAAAAGAACATAAGGAATGGCTAATTGCTAATAATAGTAATTATGAAAGTGCTAAGAATGGTTATATTAGAAACCTTGATCTGAATGAATTAAAAATGTATGAGCATATATATCGGACTTATTTAGACGCAAACTTTATTTTATCAGTTTGGTGTGGCGCTTGCAAGTTTGATATGATTATGAGATTATATAATTGGTTTGAAAATAATAACAATGGCTAATTTTATACACCCAACTGCCATAATTGGCGACAATGTTATCTTAGGCGACAATAATTATATTGGCGCTTATTGTATTATAGGCGACCCCGCAGAACATAAAAAGTTTTGGGATAAAGAAAAAGGAATAGTAGTTATTGGAAATAATAATATTGTTACCGGATTGGTTACAATAGATGCGGGAACAAGTGATATAACTACAATAGGGAATAATTGTTTTATTATGAAGCACGCGCATATCGGACACGATTGCCTTATTTATTCAAATGTAACAATAAGCTGCGGTGCTAAAATAGGCGGTCATTCGATTATAAAAGAATATTCAAACATTGGATTAAATGCGGTGCTGCATCAATTTACAAAAATTGAACGCGGTTGTATGATCGGTGCAAGTGCTTTTATAAAAGGCGAAACAGAAGAATTTATAAAATATGCGGGAGTGCCTGCTAAAAAAATTGGAATAAATGAATATAGCCGTAATCTTATTAACCCTAAATAGAAACGATTTAACAAAGCGCGTAATTGATCAGAATTTTCATAATTCAGGATATGACGCAGATTGCTTTTTAGTTGATAATGGAAGTGATCAAGTTCCTTATGAATTATACAATTGGACAAACTGCAATGTAGGATCTAAAAGAGGGATAGGCGCGGGCGTTAATGCAGGTCTAAGAATGACAAGAGGATATGACGGCGTTTGTTTATTAGCAAATGATATATTATTACCCACCAATTGGCTGCAAAATTGGGTTATGTTTTCGCAACGTGTGTCAAAAACAGGCATTATTGGCATACATTGCGTAGAAAATTTACCACCATTAGTTGACGGAATACATAAAACTCATACGCCATTTGGAAATAATTTTTTAACAAGGGAGTTGATTGATACGATCGGTGGTTATAATATAGAATACGACCCGTATGGAATGCAAGATAGGGATTATGCAGAAAGGGCTACCATTGCGGGCTTTACTAATTACTATTTACCGGATCTAAAAAGTGAGCATATTGGTCACGACGTTGGGAATGGAACAGAATATAGAGCAATGAAAGACGCGAGCCTACAAAGGGCGCAGTCGGTTTGGGAAAAATATCAACCTATCTACCATACAGAAAAAAACCTTAGATGCGAATTTTAGCAATTACGAGCAAGACAAGTGGAGTAGCTTATCACAGGATCATTATGCCAATAGTCAATATGAAAAAAGATTATTGCTTAATGACGGATACAATAAGTGAAGAAACATTTGAAGGTAACTATGATATTGTGATCCTGAACAGGATGCTTGCAAATATTACACCTGATCAAATGGTTGAATGGCGCAAAAAGTACGGGTTTAAATTAATAGTTGATAATGACGACTATTGGCATTTAGACGCTTCGCATATACTTTATGAAAGATATATTCTAAATAACGTTCCGCAACAGATTATAAATTGGATACAGATAGCAGACCTTTGCACGTGTACGCACGAAAGATTAGCAGAGGAAATATATCAATACAATCAGAAAGTGGAAATAGTTCCGAATGCAATTCCATACGGCGAGGAACAATTCCTTTTAGATAAAAAGCCTTCGGATCTAATTAGGCTATTTTGGTCAGGATCAGGAACGCACGGAAAGGATTTGGAAATATTACGCAATCCAATGAAGCGAATTAATTTCCCCGTTCGTACAATCATAGCAGGATATAATGAACAAGAGAAACCTATTTGGGACGGAATGATTGCAGCCTTCACAAATGGATTAAAGTTAAAACCTACAATTTACAACTATAATCAAGTAACGGAATATATGGCGGCTTATTGTGATTCAGATATAAGTCTAATTCCTTTAATTGATTCTAAGTTTAATTCAATGAAGTCTAATTTGAAGGTATTAGAAACGGCATCAAAAAAGAATCCTGCAATAGTTAGTAACGTGCATCCATACAAGGGATTTTATCCCGCCTGCCACGTCAATAGTCAAAAAGATTGGTATTATTGGATCAAGATGTTAGTCAATGATAGGCAAGCGCGCGAGCATTACGGGAACGCTTTGTACGATTATTGCAATAAGAACTTTAATTTGCACGAAGTAAATAAGTACAGGTTTGCTATTTATAGTAAATTGATAGACAATGCCGGTAATTAAATGTTCAAACGGGAAATATAGAATAGGGTCAGGTGCTTGCATCTATGAAACCGAAGAAAAGGCGCAAAGCGTATGGGCTGCAATAAGGGTTTCAATGGTGGATAGTTATAATGATTACCCACAGGCAGCAAGAGTAAACGCACAAAGAGCAATCAATATAAGAGAACAATACGATCGTAAATGCGGAACGCCTGTTGGATGGGCGCGTGCAAATCAATTAGCGAAGGGTGAAAATATTACAAGGGACACGATTGCGAGAATGTCATCTTTTGAAAGGCATAGAGAAAATTCAAAAGGTGATCCTAAAAAGGATTGCGGCGCTTTGATGTGGTTGGCTTGGGGTGGTGATGAAGGCGTGGCTTGGGCGCAAAAGAAACTTGAACAAATTGATAATGAAAAAGCACGTTAAAATATATCTTGATTATTTTGGTTATGGAATAGAGGAATTTATACCTTGTGAGGTTTGCGGACAGAAAGCGGTGGATATTCACCACATAGACGCAAGGGGAATGGGCGGATCTAAAAAGTCAGATACGATTGAAAACTTGCAGGCATTATGTAGACAATGCCACGTTGTAATGGGTGATACAAAGACGCACTATGATTATTTAAAAGAAATCCATAATAAAAAAATAAATGGCAAAGGTTAAAAGTGATTCAAAAAAGGTTAACTTTGGTAAAAGGAAATGCGGACACGCTAAGAAATCCTTTAATAAACATAGCCCAAAACCGAAAGCATACAGAGGTCAGGGCAGGTAAATAAAAACCTATGATAAAAAAAGTAAAGATTGCGGAAGTTAAACCTAACCCGAATAATCCACGTTTAATTAAAGACGATAAGTTTAGAAAACTTGTAAAGTCAATACAGGAATTTCCTGATATGTTAAACGTCCGCCCTATTGTAGTTAATAAAGATATGGTTGTACTTGGTGGCAATATGCGCCTAAAAGCAATTAAAGAAGCAGGGCATACAGAGGTCGCAATTGAAATAGTTGATTGGACAGAGGATCAGCAAAAACAATTTATAGTAAAAGACAATGCAAGTTTCGGAGAATGGGATTGGTCAGATTTGGCTAATAATTGGGATTCTGAAGAACTTACAGATTGGGGAGTTGATATAATCGGGTTTAGTAATGTTGAAGACTTAGGCGAAGATTTTAGTTTACCAAACGGGGATAAGTCGCCATTTCAACAAATGACTTTCACTTTGGCAGATGAACAGGCAGAGCAAATAAAAAATGCAATTGAGGAAATAAAAAGAACAGAGGAATATAAATACGCTGAAACAATGGGCAATGAAAATTCAAATGGTAACGCTTTATATTTAATCGTAATGCAATGGGCAGAGCAAAGGAAATAATTGTTAAGGTTATACCGAGCAAGATTGCTAATGAATTTATTAAAATTAATCATTATTCAGGCAAGGTAGTTCCTAATAGTAAGTTACATTTCGGGTGCTTTTTAGATGAAAAATTACACGGGGTTTTAAGCTATGGGTCAAGTTTAGATAAAAGCAAGACTATTGGCTTAGTTGAAAATACAAATTGGCACGATTATTTAGAATTGAATAGAATGGCATTTGATGAATATTTGCCAAAGTATAGCGAAAGCAGATGTATTGCAATTAGTATAAAGCTAATTAAAAAAAATGCACCTAATATAAAGTGGATTTTATCTTATTCAGATGGTTGTGATTGCGGTGATGGAACTATATACAGGGCAAGCGGGTTTAATTTGACTTTGATAAAAGAAAATAGTGATCTATTCCTTTTGCCTAATGGAAAAAAGATTCATTCTATGACTATAAAGTCAAGTAAAACTATAATGAATAAGTACGGCAATTGGAAAAAATATTTGGATACAGAGCATAACGGGTGGCAAAAAATTAAAGGCTTTCAGCTTAGATATATATACTTGATTGACAAAACCTGTAAAATAGCAGTTCCTATAATTCCATTTTCTAAGATAGATGAACTTGGTGCGGGAATGTATAAAGGAAATAAAGTAACTTTGGCAGAAAGGCAACAAGCGGCAGAAGCATAAAAGTAATGCGTTAGTCTTCCAGACTAAAGAAGGGGTGCAATACCACCCTGCCGCTCAAAATAACAAAGAAGGAAATAAGAGAATATGGCAAACGAGCAGAATTTAATACCGGTTCAAAAGGGGGAAATAAGAAACCCAAACGGACGTCCGCGTAAATATGTAACCCTTCTAAAAGAGCAAGGGTATAAGCTAAGCGAAATAAATGACACGATCCAAGTAATGATGTCAATGAATACAACGGAGTTAAAAGAAGTTTACGATAACCCAAAAGCCACAATACTTGAAAAGACAATTGCAGGCGCTATGAATAAAAGTTTAATTAAGGGCAGCCTTTATAGCTTAGATACTTTATTAAGCCGCGTTTATGGCAAGCCAAAAGAACAAGTTGATATTCAACAGGATACAAAGATCGAGGTTGTATTCGTTGAAGGCAAAACTATTTTATAGTGCGCATAGAATTACCAAACCCACATATCAATCAAAAAAAGATATTAGAATGCGAAAAGCGTTTTATTGTCGTAATGTGTGGTCGTCGATTTGGTAAGTCAGAAATATCACAGATCATAGGAATCAAAGAAGCAATTACAGGCGGGCAAGTTGCCTATATTACACCAACGTATAAGTTAGCAAAAACCTTTTTTGAAAAGCTAACTTCAGCAATACCTTTTAAGAATAACATATCGAACCTAAAGATCTATTGTCCTAATAATGGATCTATTGAATTTTTTACAGGCGAAAGGCTTGACAATTTAAGAGGTCGCAAATTTAATTTAGTAATAATTGACGAGGCTGCTTTTATACCTGATCTTGAAAGCGGGTGGCAAAATAGCATTCGACCAACGCTTACAGATTATGAAGGGAAGGCGGTTTTCTTATCCACGCCAAGAGGAAAGAATTTCTTTTATTCAATGTTTATGAAAGAGGGTGAGAATGATTGGAAAAGTTTTAAATTCACTACCTATGACAATCCATATATAAACAGAAAGGAAATAGACGAGGCAAAGATGCAATTACCGGAAGTTGTATTCGAGCAGGAATATATGGCTAACCCCGCAGAAAATAGCGCTAACCCATTTGGCAACGCATTTATTAGGCGCTGCATTAAACCGGTATCTTCGCAACAGATTGTATCCTATGGAATTGATTTGGCTAAGTCTGTTGACTTCACCGTTATCATAGGGCTTGATAAAGATGGCTGCGTGGCTTATTTTGACCGCTTTCAAATGGATTGGCATAATACTAAGGCAACAATTAAAAGGCTTCCTATTGCGCCTATATTAGCAGATAGCACGGGAGTTGGTGATCCTATCCTCGAAGATCTAATAAGAGACGGCGTAAATATAGAAGGTTTAAAATTTACAAGTCAATCTAAGCAGCAACTTATGGAAGGCTTAGCGCAGGCAATTCAACAGGGCAAAATAAGTTATCCGGATGGAGTTATAGTTGATGAACTTGACGTCTTTGAATATCAATTCACCGCGAATGGCGTTCGCTATTCAGCGCCTTCAGGATTCCACGACGATTGCGTGATGGCTTTAGCTTTAGCGTGGCAAAATCATAATCTTAAAAGAGGATCAGGGCGTTACGCCTTTGCTTAATCGATCATAAAAGGATCACTAAAGGGCAATATTTGAGCCGAATATGACCGATAAACGGATCATTTTTGATTGATAAACGGCTTTTTAGCCTAAAAACTACATTTTTTAATATTTTTTAGCTTTATAATCTATTGTAAATGAATGTTTTATGATTATTTTTAAAAATAATTGTATAAAATGTGTAGAATATGAACAAAAGATGTATATTTGTATAACAAAACAAAAAAACACTTTATGAAAACTACAACCGAAAGAGTAAGAACAATCAGAAACGAATTGAAAAACGCTTTACCTGCGTACAAATTTTCAGTAACTAAAAGACATTACAACGGAGTAAGCATTCAAATCCTATCCGGACCGGCAAAGCTAACTGAACAAGGTTACGAGAATGTAAATATTTATTACATTAGCGAGCAACCTGAAGGAGTTAAAAAAAATGTATTAAATGTTATTAATACAATAGCAAGCGAAGGGGTTACATATAGAGAAACAGGCGACTACGGAACGCAACCTGACTTTTATGTAAATATCAAGATCGGAGAATTTAATAAACCATATATTCATAATTAATCCCCCGCAGGGGTGCGACTGCCCAACGCACTTTTAAAATTAACTTTATGAACAGATTGAAAACATTACAGGAAAAAAGAAACGAGCAATACAAAGCGGAAAGCCTAAGCGGAAAATGGTTTTGGTATATAATGGGCGGCGCTTTATTATTAACGGCTTTAATAGAAAATATTTAATTTATGCCATATTCAACTTGTTGCGGTGCGCACACTAACTTTGACGAAATAGATATTTGCCCTGATTGCTTAGAACATTGTGATTGGGAAGAAGAAGACGAAGATGATGACGAGGATACAGACACTAAGATCGAACAGGATAAACTAAACAAATTATAAACGCACGCCGCCTGAAGCATTTTTTAATATTAAAAAAAACAAAGGTAGTAATTTGGGTAACTTTGGGCGGCATTTTTAAATCTATTTTATGACAAAGAACAACTATCTAATGGGACAGGAATATTTATTAAGAATTGAAAATGAATGTCTTATAGAGAAAATATTGAAATTAGAAAAGGAAATCGGATTAAAGGAAAAAGAAATAAGGGATCTAAAAAGGGAAATTCAGAAAAAAGAAGTAAATTCATAAAAGATTATCCCCGTCCAAATTCAACAATCATTTTAAACAGGGGTGTTTAGGTATGTCAAGGGCGGGGGTATTTTTAAATTAATACTATGATTAAAAACTTTGAAGAAATTACAAAGGAAATGACAGAGGACGAAAAGAAACTTGTTCCTTTGATTATTCGCGGATTAAGTACAAGGACAAAAGAAAACCCGATTAAAGGCGCGGAAATAGTCAGCGCAATCAATATCCAAAAGGATAAATACGGGATTAAATTATTTTCTGAACCACGTTTAAGAAAAATAATTAACTTTATTAGGGCTGAAAGTATCCTTCCTGTTATGGGTACGTCAAACGGCTATTATGTTACAAAGGATCGGTCAGAATTAGAAAGTCAAATTGAAAGCCTAACGCAAAGATCAGAGGCAATAATGTCAAGCGCTAACGGATTAAAAAAATTTTTATGAAAGAATTAATTGAACTTCGGGATTGGGTTGATCAACAATGCAAAACAGGGCAGCCTTTTACCTGCGCGGACGTACTAAATAAGATTGATGAAATCTTAGAAACTGACACAGATATTGAAGAAATATATTTAACTTCGTGCTATGAAATGGAATGAACTAACGCTTTGGCAATATCAGCAATTGATGCCTACAATCACTAATCCTAACAAGGATTGGACTGAATTAGATGCAGAAGTTAAACAACTTTGCATTGTAACAGGGCTTACAGAATACCAAATAGATAGCCTTTCATTAACTGCATTAAAGGAACTGCGCAAAGAATTAGCTTTTTTAAACGAACCTATTGAAGGTAAGCCTGTTAATTATATAGTAACAAACGGCAAGCGCTATCGAATTAACTATGATATTAAGAATATGCCTTCAGCAAGGTATATAGAAAGCAAAGTATTTAGCAAAGATACATTGGCTAACCTTCATAAAATAGCGGCTTCTATGGTGATCCCGCAAAAGCGCAATTGGTTCGGAAAATGGGTAGATCAGGATTATGATGCGAGCAAGCACGAAGAATATGCAGCCGATATGCAAGAAGCTAACTTTGTTCATATTTATCATTCGCTTGTTTTTTTTTATCAAGTCTACAAAAATTGGATCGAAGTTTCAAGGGATTATATGACGGCGGAAATGACGAAGTCGGGGATGACGAAGAATCAAGCGGATATGGTGGTGGATCTTTTATTAGAATCTATGGATGGCACTACACCTGTTACCTTGTTGCCGCCCAAGAAAATATTGGAATTAAAGAAGTATTTGAAATGAAGACAATAGAGTTTTTAAATGCTATGGCTTATATGAAAGCAAAAAATTCATACGAACGTGAAGAAGCAAAACGTATAAAGTAGATTTGGTTGACATAAAGTGATCCCCTGCTATTTCTATGGCGGGGGTTTTTTGTGCGGTATTTAAAAGACTTTTACCTATTTAAAGGTATGAGTGAAACAAAAGCACAGGCGCAAGCGTTAGCTAATGGGTTTTTACAATCTATTGGAGAATCATACGATCAGTTTGATCCAAGTGATTTTCCTGTTGCTGAACAAATGTTTCTATATTACGGAAAGATATTTAATGATGCTGTTGCTAAGAACTTAAAGCAAAGCGGATCTATTGCTTCCGGTAAAATTGGTGAGTTAGCCGTTCCTAAAGTTAATAAGTTTGGGAATGACTACGAAATGTATTTAGGTTATAAAAAAGACAATCCTGCTTCCGTTTATTATAGGTTTGTAAATAAAGGGGTGAAAGGCGTTGGCGGTTTAAATGCTAAGCCTAAAAGTGTAAAATCAGATTCACCTTATAAATATAAAACGCCGTTCCCAAATAAAAAAATGGCAACGTCTATAATGGAATGGTATAAGTTAGGAAAGGCAAAGGCAAGAACAGATACACAGAAAAAAAACCTAACCGCAGAACAGACTAAAAATAAAAGATTAAAGAATATAGCACCTAAGCCTAAAACCTTGATGCAAATATCTTATATGACTGCGGCTGCTATAAAAAGGGATGGTTTAAAGACCACTTCATTTTTTGATAATGCAATAAAGGCGGTTTTTAATAAAGCCTTTTTTGCTGCAATGGCTACGGCATTTGGCGGGGATATGAAAATACAAATTAGACAAATAGGAAATAAAATGGAAAATAATGGCTATAACAATAAATAGTACACCGGCAACTTATCCGAGTATGCACGAAGACCTTTGGTTTGTGGCTTCATCTACAAACGTAGGGGTTACAAACTTTAAATTCGTTTATGACGTTTATATAGACGGCGCACAGGTTAGTAGAAATAAAATATATCCTTCGCCAAGTGCAGAAGGTAGCTATGGAGTTTTTAACGCTTCGCCAATGGTGCGCGCATACGTTACGAATTACTTTGAACCTTCAGGTGGCAGCGTATTAGTAGCTTCTAATAATAAAATAAAAGTAGACTATCAAGTAAGGATCGGTGAAGAAGTTAGCGGTGCGGTTGTAACTAACTTAGCTTCAGGGAGTTATTCGGCTTATAATTATTATTCACCTTTATTCGGTGATATATTTACAGAGAATGGAAACGTTCCTTTGGTGCTATCAAATTATTATGATAATTTATTGATTGAGAATTACACGGACGATTGGTTAAGCGACCGCGACAATTCAAATATAACAATCGAATACGGGGATCAATTCTTTATTACATTCTTAAAGATTACAGGCGGCTCATATAAACTTTGGGTGCAACCTACGAATGAAGACGGAACTTTTGGAACTGCGGTTAGTGGCGGTTTAACTATGGCAGGGGAATTTAATTTATTTAATTTTCAAGCTGCGGCAATTAATACTTGGGCGGGATCTGATATTATTACACAATCAACTTATGGATACAATGTTTATATTACGCTTGGTGCAGCCGTTACAAGGGTATTACGATTCAGGCAAGTATGTAACCCTAAGTACAGACAATATAACCTTCACTTTCTTAACCGACTTGGGGGATATGATACAATGGCGTTCAGGCTTGTCAATAGGAGAAGATCTGAATTTCAAAGAACTTCATACAGACGAAATCCTTATCAATTATCAAATGGTCAAATGACCAATATAGATACTTACAATAAGTATAATGAAACAACGTATAACTTTGCTATTCAGCATTCGGATTATTATAATCTAACGGCTGATTGGCTTGATGATCAGGATTATGCGTGGCTTGCTCAATTAGTAGCTTCACCAATAGTTTATATGGAAGTACAAGGTGCGTTTTTCCCTATCACAATAAGGAATACAAACTACCAATATAAATACCAAATAGCAGACGGGTTATTTAATTTTGATTTAGAAATAGAAGTGGGTAAATATTTAAATAGTCAATATAGATAATGATAAGAACTGAAATATATGTCGAAGATCAATTAATTGATTTATTGCAGGATATTAGTGCAGACTTTACTTATACTATTGATGACGTCCGAGATTTTGGAAGTCGCAATACATCATTTAGTAAAACAATATCAATACCCGCAACCGCTAAGAACAATAAAATATTAGGGTTTGCTTTTGACTTAGGAATGGCAAGCGAACATAATATGGATTTGCCTAATGTAAATACAAACTTTACACCTTCACAGGCAGCAAAGTGCGAGGTTTATATTGATAAAATACAGATCTTTAAAGGCGTTATTCGTATCCTTGAAATTGTAATTAATAATAATGTTATTCAATATCAGTGCGCCGTATTTGGAGAATTAGGTGGTTTTATTACAGAGTTAGGAAATAAGCGTTTAGAGGATTTAGACTTCAGCGAATATAACCATACTTGGAATGTAACTTCAATTCAAAATAGTTGGGATAGCATTACAGGATCGGGTTATTATTATCCATTAATTGATTACGGCGACGTATCAACAAATAAAGATGACTTTCACGTTTCTACATTTAGACCGGCGTTATATGTAAAGGAATATATTGAAAAGATATTTGAAGGGACTTCTTATACTTTAAATTGTGATTTTTTTAATACTGATTTTTTCAAGACTTTAATAATACCTAATAATAGTCAGGGAATACGAGGAACGAATGACAGGTTTTTATTAGGTACAAAAACAATATCACAAATATTACTTAATAGCAATACACCAACTGCAAGAAATGCAAACGTGCCTTTTGATACTACGACTTTACTTAATTTTACAGAAAATGCGGGAAAGAGCATATTTACTTATACTGATGGCACTAAGACAATTAGAACGATTGCTTCAATAACGGGAACATACCAAACAGATGCTGCTTCGTCTATTACTGCAACTTTATATATTGCAGGTGTAGCGGTTCAATCATTTACGCAAAATACTTTTTCTGCTAATAATCCTTTTAGTTTTAATATTGACTATACAGGTGATATAGCAAATACAAATCAAGTACGTTTAGAAATTAGCGTTCCTGTAACTGCCAATACTTATATAGTAACAATAACAAGTGCAAATATAAACCTTGCACAGATCACATCACAGATTGTAGACGTAGCTTATAATGGAGTTATATCTATAAATGAAAACTTGCCAAAAGGTATATTTCAAAAGGATTTCTTTTTGTCAGTTTGTAAAATGTTTAATTTATACGTTTATCAAGATAATATAAATGAAAGGCAAATAAATATTTCACCATATATTGACTTCTATTCTTCAGCAGTTACTAATAGTTTAGATTGGTCGCAAAAAGTAGATATGGCAGCGCCAATGTCAATTAAACCAATGTCGCAATTAAATGCAAGATATTACGCTTATAAATATACGCCTGATTCTGACTATTATAATGATAACTATCAAAAGAAATACGGGCAAACATATGGAGATTTTATTTATGATTCTGAATTCGATTTTGTAAAAGAAACGGCTTCGACACAGATTATATTTGCGCCTTCTGTATTAAGATTGCATACAGGTCAAGATAAATATCATAGTGAAATTTATAAACTATCAAATAATAATACACAAGAAGATCCAATGGATAGCGTTATTCGTATTTTGATAGCTAAAAAAATAACAGGTATTTCAAGTTGGCATATAAGAAGTGATTCAGGCGGCGGCGGTGGTGGTGGTTCTATTTTAGCAACTTTAACTTCATACGGGTATGCGGGACACTTAAACGATCCTTCAAATCCTACAATTGACTTAAATTTTGGAGTTCCAAAAGAGTTACAATTCCCTGCAACTACATATCCAACTAATAATCTATTTAATACATATCATAAGCCGTATCTTTTAGAAATTACAGATATGGAAAGTAAGTTATTAAGTTGCAAAGTTTATTTAAATGAGTTAGATATTTACAATTTAGATTTTAGTAAATATATATGGATCAATGGAATTTTATTTAGGCTTAATAAGGTAGACGGATATAATCCTATGGAGTATAAAACTACACAGATTAATTTATTAAAAGTAATAAACACGAATTAATGGCAACAGAAGAAATAATTGGTATAAAGGTAACTTCAGATACCGCACAGGCAACGCAGGAAGTTCAGAAATTAGATAAAGCATTTGAGGCAACTGATCAAACTGTTAAAGGTTTAAGGACGCAATTAAGAGAAGCGGTTGCAAATGTAACTTTAATGTCTGATAAGTTTGGTGCTACGTCTAAAGAAGCTATTAATGCAGCAAAGCGTGCGGCTGATTTAAAAGATCGTATTGGGGATGCAAAGGCTTTAACAGATGCCTTTAATCCGGATGCAAAATTTAAGGCGGTTGCTTCATCATTAGCAGGTGTTGCAGGTGGATTCAGTGCACTTCAGGGTGCAATGGCTTTATTTGGTAAACAGAATAAAGATGTAGAAGCTGCTTTATTAAAGGTAAACGCTGCAATGGCATTGTCGCAAGGATTACAATCAGTCGGCGAAAGTATAGATTCATTCAGGCAATTAGGAGCGGTTATTAAAAGTACAACAGCATTTCAAACTTTAAATAATGCAGCGACACAAACCGCCGTTACAATACAAAAAGCATTTGGTATTTCAGTAGATACTACTTCAAAATCATTTAATTTTTTAAAGGGCGCTATTGTTGCAACGGGTATCGGCGCGCTTGTAGTTGCATTAGGATTAGTAATAAATAACTTTGATAAAATTAGCAATTGGATTAAGAATAGTCCATTAGGTAGTTTAGCAAAAGGAGTAGGCGCATTAGTAGAACAATTTACAGACTTTATTGGGGTTACAAGTGAGGCTGAAAGAAACTTAAATAAAATATCTGCTGCTAATAAAAGAGCAAATGAGGATATTGAAAATAGAATTAAAGTATTAAAGGCACAAGGTGGATCAGAAAAAGAAATTTACGAATTAGGCAAACAAAGGATTGAAAATGAACTTACTAATTTAAGACAAACATTAAAAACTAAAGGTCAATTAACAGAAGAAGAAGCTAAGCAATTTAGAAATTTAAAAACAGAGCAATTAGTTTTAACTGCTGACTATAATAAAAAGAGTTCAGAAGCAAATGCAAAGGCGGCTGAAAAATCAAAAAAAGATCGTGATGATGCTAATAAGCAAACAGAAGCAGATACAAAGGCTGCTAATAAAATTCTTATTGATTTACAGAATGCAAAGAGTTTAGCAATAATAGAAGATGAAAATGCTAAGGCTGCAAAGCAATTAGAAATAGATAAGAAAGCTAAAGATGCAGAAATAGAACAATTAAAAGTTAGTCAATCAGTTAAAGATGAATTAATTAAACTTAATAATGAAAAGTTTGAAGCTGATAAAGCAGCGCTTGATAAGAAAGCAAAAGAGGATTTAGAAAAAAAGCAAGAAGAAGAACAAGAAAATCTTGATACATTTAATGAGAAAATTAAAGACATTAGGATTGCTGCAATTAAAGATGATAATGAAAGAGCAGAAGCAGAAAGATTAGCTAAACTTGAAAGGGATCTAAAAGAATTAGATGAAGATAAAGAGTTTATAAAATTATCTCAAAAAGAACAAGCCCAAATTAAAAAGGATTTAATTGATGCATCCGAACTTGCAGGTCAAAAAAGCAAAAATGAAATTGTAAAAAAAGGATTACAAGAAGAATTAGAATTATTACAAATTCAACAAAAATCTTTAAGTACAGATTCAAAAGCATATTGGGTTAATGCTAAGGCTATTGAAGAAGCGTCTTATAAATTAAAATTAGATGCGGCAAAAGGAAATGCAAAAGAAATTGAAAAAATAAATAAAGAACACTCTGAAAATAACATTGCTATTGAAAAAGCTGAAGCGGCTGCAAAAAGAGCATTGTTACTTGAAAGGCTTAAATTGATTGAAGATTTTGGTAAAAATATACAAGTATTAGCGGGTAAAAATAAAAAGGTTGCAATTGCAGGATTATTAATTGAAAAGGCAGCAGCATTAGGACAAGTTGTTGTAAATACGGCAGCAGCTACAACAAAAGCAGTCGCAGCTTCGCCTTTAACATTAGGTTTGCCGTGGTCGGCTTTAATTATTGCAAATGGTGCTTTACAAGCAGCAGCAGTTGTAAAGTCTGCTATTGATGGAGTTAAGGCAATTAATTCAGCAGGATCTTCAGCAGGATTAAGCGAAGAAGGAACAATAGGGGATAGTGGGGCAGGCACATCTGTTCCATCAACAGGCGGTGGTGGGGGTTCTCTGCCATCAACAGGCGGTGGTGGCGCACCAAATACCGGTGGCGGTGGTGCAGGTGGATCAACAGGCGGCGGTGGTGGCGGCGGATCTGTTCGCGCTTATGTAATTCAAAGTGATATTGAGAACGCGCAGCAAAGAGAAAGTGAAATACAGAATAGAGCAAGATTTGAATAAATGATAAATATATAAATAAAAACTATTTAAGGATATGAATACAGAATTACCAATATATATGTTAGATATTACCGAGAATATTGAAGACGATTCACAAGTCGACTTTATTGCATTGGTAGATCGACCTGCAATTCAAAAGAATTGGAACGCATTTAATAAAAGTCAAAAATTTGAAGTTACAAATGAAGATCGTCGTATTATTTCGGGCGCTATTATGTTGGCTGATACGCCTATTTTTAGGTCTGACGCTACTTATGGCGACTATTATGTGGCTTTTAGTGCTGATACTATTCTTAAAATTGTACAAAAGTTTTTCAAAAAAGGATTCCAAAGCAATGTCAATTTAATGCATAATTCAAACGCACAATTTGAAGGCGTTACATTATTCGAGAGTTTTATTTCTGATCCTTCGCGTGGTATTATGCCAATGAAAGGATTTGAAGATGCACCTGTTGGAAGTTGGTTTGGTTCAATGATCGTAGATAATGAAGACGCGTGGGCTAAGGTAAAGAATGGTGATATTATGGGCTTCAGCGTTGAAGGGTTATTTAACTACAAACCTAAAGAGGTTAATAAAGTTGCATCAATGGTGGATGCTATTAAAAAAATATTGTCACAAGTTAAGTGATAAACATTTCATTTTTTAACTATATAATAAAAAAAGTATGAACGCACAGGAAGCAATTTTAAAAATTAAGGCTTTGTTTGAAGACAACGCCGCGCCTGTTGAGGAAGTGCAAGCTGAAGAAACTAAGGTTGATGAAACTAAAGTTGAAATGGCTGAATATTCTTTAATGGACGGAACTAAGGTTGAAATTTCAGCTTTGGAAATTGGCGGTTCTGTTACTATCGAAGGTTTACCTGCACCTGCGGGGGATCACGAATTAATGGACGGCACAGAAATTACATTAGATGAAAACGGGATAATCGTTGAAATCGAAAGTAAGCAAGTAGAAGCAACACCGGAAGTGGATACAGAGGTGGAAGCTAAAAAAGAAGAAGACAAAAAGATGGCAGAAATGGCAGAACAATTTGAAGCAAAAATTGCTGAATTAGTTGAAGCTAAAAACGCATCTGAAGCAAAGGTTTTGGATTTAGAAAATAAAGTAAAGCAAGGGTTTGCACAAGTAGCTGAATTAATCGAAGCACTTTCAAATACACCAAGCGAAGACCCAATTCAAAAGCCAAATAGTTTTAATTCATTTGTAAATACAAGTGATATTAAAGGGCAAAGATTAGAAAAATATAGAAACGCAATTTTAAACACTAAAAATTAAATAAAATGGGATTTAACGTAGACGCATTAGCTGCATATACAGAGCAAAATGAAGCCTTATTGGTTACTGATTCTGTATTAGGCGCAAAGACTGCATCTTTAATTAAGAGCGCAGGTAACGTGATGGTTGGCGTAAAGAGCGCTGAAACTATCAACATTATGGACACAGACGCAATATTTCAAGCAGGCGGAAGCTGCGGATTTACTGCATCAGGTTCAACAACTTTTACTCAAAGAACGGTAACAGTTGGAAAAATTAAAGTAAACGAAGCACTTTGTCCAAAAGACTTAGAAGCTAAGTATTTACAAAAAGCATTACCAACAGGATCAATGTATGATTCTATTCCTTTTGAGCAAGAATTTGCTGATAAGAAAGCGAAGACAATTGCTTCTCAATTAGAAACTTCTTTATGGCAGGGTGATACTTCAAGTGTAAATGTAAACTTGAACAAGTTTGATGGTTTAGTTAAATTGATCGGTGCTGCTTCAGGTGTTGTTGCTGCAAACGCTTCTACTTACATTAGTGGTGCGCCTTTGAGTACAATTACTGCTGCAAACGTAATCAGCATTTTTGATGGTGTATATTCTGCAATCCCTGCACAAGTTGTAGCTGCTGACGATATGACTATCTTCTGTGGTCAAGATGTTTTCAGAACTTACACAATTGCATTAAAGAACGCTAATCAATTCCATTATTCAATTGATGTGAAAGCTGATAGCGAATTTATCTTGCCGGGTACTTCTATTAAAGTTGTAGCTTTACAAGGTTTAAACGGAACAAATAAAGTTTATGCAATGCGTTTAAGCAATATGTTCTTAGGAACAGATTTATTGAACGAAGAAGAAAAGTTTGAAATTTTCTATGCAAAAGAAGCTGATCAAGTTCGTTTTGTATCTGAGTTCAAAATGGGTGTAAACGTAGCGTTCCCTGATGAGATCGTTAAGTTTATCTTAGCATAATTATACGGGGTGTTGAAATATACACCCCTTTTTTAAAAAAATATTAAATTAATTAACAATGGCGTGCGCATTAACACAAGGATACACTTTAGACTGCCGTGATAGTTTAGGTGGAATCGTTGAGGTTTATTTTACTGAAGCTGCAAACGTAACTACTTCAACTGAAGCAAGCGGTGTAATTACTGCATTGACTAAGGCTGCGGGAAAGCGTTTTTGGAAATATGCTTTAGTGAAAGATACTTCAATGTTTAACCAAACAATGACTGCATCCGTAGCAAACGGAACGGTGTTCTATGGTCAGGAATTACAAATAGTTTTAAACAAACTACAAACTAACACAAGAAATGAATTACTTTTGTTAGCACAAAATAGCTTAGTTGCGGTTGTAAAAGATAGCAACGGAATCTATTGGTATTTAGGAAAAACACGTGGTATTGATTTGACTGCAAACGCAGCTTCAACCGGTACTGCACAAGGCGATAGAAGTGGTTTCACTTTAACCTTTACAGGTTCTGAACCTGCATTAGCACCAAGCGTGAACCAATCAGTTTATTCTGCTTTGGAAACACCGGGTTCATAAGTTTGTTTTTCATAGGTTTATAGGTTTGCCGCCGTTCGTTAATTCGTTCGGCGGTTTTTTTATAGATCATATATGAGCCGATTGTCAATTAAATATGGCTCAAAGTTTCCTTATTGGGTAACTTTTGTGATTGATAAAGTTTACTATTAGAGAACTTATGTAACCAAATTGGGAACATTGTACAATGTTTTAGGTACAATATGTAAAATGTTGTAATGGAATTAGGGCGAATATGCTACTGATTTATAGGTATTTGTAACAAAATATGTTAAATGTTAG